GGCCCATCTGACCTAAAGATTGCCCGAGCAACCCTTACTCAGGGCACTAACGCGCTTAACGAGCGCGGTTTCTACAACGTTGACGTTTTGCACCTCACCACAAACATTGATGACCTTTATGGCGTTAGCCCAGAGTTGTTCGTGAATAGAGCGCTAATTAGCACTACTATTGACTTAGCAAACAAGTACCGTGTTGTGTGGAAGGGCCAGGTTTACCGCCCAATTCGCACCCAGACCGCCGGTCTAGTCGCTGAGCGCCACACACTCATAGTAATTGACCTAATCCAAGTAGCTCCAGACGAGCTGGTAAACGACACCCAGTTCTTGGCCTACGCCCAACCATAGGAGAACCATGCCAAAAAATGAAAAACCAGTTGTTTATACTTCAGACAGTGTAACTGGAAGAAATCGTCCGTTGACCCCGGAAGAGACGGCCCACTACGCAGAAAAAAGCAGAATAAACTCACACGGTCTGTATAAAAGTATGGAAGCCTCGGGCGACCTGGCCGGGTTTAAAAAGGAGTACCCTAAAGGGTTCGCTGCTCTGAAAAAACTACATGACGACCACGAAAGAATACTCTCTGCTACTGAGCCTAAGCCAGCCTCTAAGAAATCAGCCGCTGCTAAGCCAGCCGCAAAGACCATCGCAAAGCCAGCTGCGAAAGCTCCTGCAAAGCCAGCCGCTAAGCCAGTAGCCAAGAAGGCTGCTCCAGCAAAGAAGGCAAAATAATGAAGAAAGAAAAAGGCCAGGCCAAGGTCGAAAAGGTTATGAAGGAGTACAAGGGCGGAACCCTACACTCTGGCAAAGACCCGAAGGGCCCAAAGAAGGCTCCAGTAGTTAAGTCCAAGAAGCAGGCTATTGCTATTGCAATGTCTGAAGCGGGCATGGCTAAGAAGAAGAAAAAGAATGGCAAGTAAGAAGCCTGCTGCAAAGAAGACTAAGTCTTCGGTCAACGAGGCCGGAAACTACACCAAGCCTGGTTTGCGTAAGCAGCTATTCAACAAGATTAAGGCAGGCACTAAAGGCGGAGACCCAGGTGAGTGGTCAGCCCGTAAGGCTCAGCTTCTAGCTTCTGAATACAAGAAGGCTGGCGGAGGGTACAAGAGCTAATGGCTAAAGCAAAGTCTCAACAGTCACTAGATAAGTGGACTAAGGAAGAGTGGACTACTTCAGACGGGAAGCCGTCTAAGGGTAAGAAGCGCTACTTGCCTAAAAAGGCGTGGGAGTCCCTGACCCCCGCAGAGAAGGCAGCAACAAACAAAGCTAAGGCTAAGGGAAACAAGAAGGGCGACCAGTTCGTACCTCAGCCAAAAAAGATTGCTAAGAAGACTGCGAGGCACCGCTAATGGCTAAAGTAACCGCTGGCGGTAAAAAGCACAAAGTCACCCAAAAAAAGGTAGACAAAGGCGCAGGTAAAAAGGGCGACATTATCGTAGAGCAGAACGGCAAAACCGGTAAGAAAGAGCGCATGAACCTTACCAAACTTTCTGGCGCTAAGACTGTAGCACAGGGCGTCAAAGCCACTAAGAAGTTTCACAAAGAACACCCGGAGGTTAAATAATGGCAAGCGAAGCATGGCAGCGTAAAGAAGGCAAGGCCAAGAAAGGCGGCCTTAATGAAAAGGGCCGTAAGTCGTATGAAAGAGCCAACCCTGGCTCTGACCTAAAGGCACCAGTTAAGTCGGGCGACAATCCACGCCGTGCGTCTTTCCTAGCCCGCATGGGAAACATGCCTGGCCCTGAGCGCAAGCCTAACGGAGAGCCCACACGTCTTCTATTGTCCCTACAAGCTTGGGGAGCATCCTCAAAGGCTGACGCTAAGAAAAAAGCAGCGGCTATGTCTAAAAGGCTAGAAGGCAAAAAGAAGAAGAAATGAAACCGAAGAAGTCCCCGCTTAATAAGGCTGCTCAGGCTCGACGCAACATAGAGTCCGCAGAACTTAATAAGAACATGGGCAAGTTTAAGACCGGAGCTCACAGCTCTGAGCCTAAGCGGGCCCGTACTCGTGGGGCCTCTAAGAACAAAGCAATTGACGATTTTACTAATTAAAAAGGAACTATAATGGCAGAATGCAAATGCGGCACTTGCCGCTGTGGAAAGAAGGAGCCGACTAATGGCTAACACCCCAAAACCGGTACGTAAGACCCGCGCTGCTGGCCAAGCAGTAGGCAGAGTACAGGGCACTAAAAAAGAGTCTGCGGCCTACTCTAAGTTTGAAAAAGTTTCAGACAAGATGGCTAAGGGAGCTCCAAAACCAGCCCCAAAGATGGGCGGAGCAAAGCCTGCTCCAAAATCACCAGGACCAGCTAAGAAGGACAAGTAATGAAGAAGCCAGCATACGAAAAAGGCAAGTACACCGAGAAGAAGGACAAGCCAAAGGACGCAGCCATGCTCCGCAAGGCAGGTCTAACTGACAAGGAAGACAAGGCTAAGTTCAAGAAGATGGACGAGGCCCACGCTGCCAAGAAGAAGCCTAAGACCATGGCTGAAGACAAGGCAAAGGATGCCGCAATCATCCGCAAGATGAAGGCCCAGGAAAAGGCCCACGAAAAGCGTGAGGGCAAAAAGGGCGAGAAGGCTGAAGAAAAGCGCGAAAAGAAGTCAGGCCGTAAGTAATTAAATAAAGGATTAGCCCTGCGAAAGCGGGGCTTTTCTTTTATCCTAAGAGTGGCTCTATGCGGGAGCTGTACCACCCTTGCGCTGTATCTTGCTAACTCTATTGGAGACGTAATGTCTAGCATTTCTAGAGACCCGAAACGAAAGGTCTCCGAGCCCACCGAGGCCGACTTCGCCAGAGGCGTTGCTAGTAGTGCTGACCTTACACGCGGAACCGCCAGCTTTTTGGTATCGCTCGCCGCAAACATCCTAATGAGTAAAGCAAGACAGCGGAGGAAGCGTTGAGCGTATCACCTACCCTACTCGCATCTATTAAAGAGCTAGAAGCCCCCCTTACAAAAGAGCTACATAGCGTAGCCGAGACCGCTGGCTGGCCTTCTCACATTTACTCACAACTTAGCGTCGTAGCTATTGATGACGGCGTTGCAGTTAACGTGCCTGAATCTATTGAGAAAGAAGTAAGCGACCTAGAGTACGGAGTCATAGGCGGCCCTGCTACTCCTGTGCTTCGTAAATTTACTAACCACATCTCGCAGGTTCTGGCAAACAAACTAACTGATGACATCGTAGATAACTTATTTGCCCGGGGGGTACTTCCGTGAGTTATCTATTTAGTGAAGACGCTGCCCTAAAGTCTTTCCTACAGGGCTTTACGGTCTCGGACGAGAAGGTCACTAACCGCCCAGTACAGGTTTGGTACGTCACCCCTGACCTTGAGTTTAGAGCTCAGACTTTCCCATTCATAACGCTAGAGCTTATTGACTCTGTTCCAGCAACTTACAGGCAGCACTCAGGCGTGGTTGTAGATAACGACCGCCAAGGAACGGTTGCTCCGGTGGCTAACCGCGCTTACACCTATGAGATTCCTATTGCCTGGGACCTAACCTACCAGATAACCACCTATGCCCGTCACCCAAGGCACGACCGCTTGCTTATTGCTAACCTTTTAAATAAAGCTTTCCCAGGCAAGCGTGGTTATTTGCCTGTGCTTAATGACTTAGGAACTGAGAGGTCATACCGCCACATGTTCCTAGACGAATTCACTAAACGAGACACCGTAGAGGATGGGCGACGCCTGTACCGAAACGTATTTACCGTTTCAGTGACAAGTGAGGGCAGCGCTTCTCAAGCACCATCTGTGAGAGAAGTTGGCACCGTCCTTATCAACGACACAATTGAAAACATCCCAGCAGACAAACAAATCGTTTAACAACTGTTCATTTACGAAAACTAAAGTCAAGGAGAATACCTTATGACGTACCTACGTCCCGGTGTGTACGTTGAGGAAACCCTCAACGCTATTGCACCTATTGTCGGTGCTGCATCCACCTCTGTGGCCGCCTTTGTTGGCACCATTGACCGTGGACCAGTTACCCCTACCCTAGTTACTTCGTGGTCGCAATACACTAGCCTATTTGGCTCGTGGGGCACGAACAACGACGTAACTACCGCAGTGTACTTGTTCTTTGCTAACGGAGGAAGCCAGTGCTACATCAGACGTGTAGTATCTTCAACAGCAGCGGCAGCGACCCGTACTCTAAACGACACTAACAGCACCCCAGCAGCTACTCTTACCATAACTGCCAAGAACCCAGGTACTTGGGGAAACAGCGTATATGTTGCAGTTGACGAGTCTACTCTAACTGGTTATGTAAACGTAACCGTTTACTACGGTGGAACAACTGAGGCATATGCTGTAGAGCGCTACCCAGACGTAACTATGCTTACTTCTGACTCACGTTATGCAGTTGCAGTTATTAACGCTACTTCTAAATACGTTACTGCTGTAGATGCAAGCCCAAGCGACTCACACACCGCAGCAGATAACCCAGCTACTACTGGTGGAACCCCACTGGCTTTGTCTAGCGGTAGCAACGGCTCGTCTGTTACAACTGCAAACATTGTTGCTGGAGTAACTGCATTTGACACCGTTAACCAGTCTCTAATCCTCAACGCACCTGGTATCACTGGCGCTACTGACGTAAATGCTTTGATTACCTACGCTGCTGGGCGAGGAGACGTGTTCGTTGTTATTGACGCCTTGAACGATACAGTATCAGCGCAGCTAACTCGCGCTGCTGCATACACTTCAAGCTCTTATGCAGCTAACTACTACCCCAACCTA